GGTCCTCCATGTGCGCCAATTTTTGCAATTTCCACCGCAAATACCAGGTCCCTTGCCCTCTCACACGGAGGTCACATGCCGCGTCTAGACGTCACATCGCTCAGCCGTACAGACTTCGCCAACCTGTTGAACAGCACGGCTTTGGCGGACACCTGGGTGGCGCGCCACGGGTCGCCGCTTGCGACCGACGCCATCATCAAGGACATGATTGCCCGCGGCATGCCGGTATCGGCGGCGAAGGAAATCGCCATTCACAGTTCGGCGGCGTGGATGTTATCGCAGCTCCGCGCCATCCACGAATCCCCTCCGCCCCCGGAAACGCCCCACATCGTCGACACGCAAAAACAGGCGGCGGCGTGCATCGGCATCAGCTCCAAGCAACTGAGCCGTTGGATAAAAGCCGGCGCGCCGGTTATCCGCGGCAACCCTCCACGGTATGACCTCATTGCGATTGCGCGCTGGGACGAAGCCCGCAAGAACGTTCCGGCCGGCGGCGACCAGTCGTCGAAGGCTGAAAAAGAACGCTGGCAGGCGGCGAAAATACGCATGGAAGTCGAGCAGAAAGCCACCACGCTGGTGCCGCGGGTTGACATGGAACAGAAAATCGGCCGCATGTTGACCGCCGTCAAAAACGCCCTGCTGAATATGTCCGGCAAACTCACGCCACAGCTTGCAGGCATGGAACACCGGGACATCAACAACATCATCGACCGGGAAATTAGAGTGGTCATCCGCACGTTTGGCAAAATGACTGTCGGCGATGAAATCGCACTTGAACCGGATCCGCCCGCGCCGCCGAAACCTAAACGCCGCCGCAAACCGGCAAAGAAGAAGTCGGCAAAGAAGTCACCGAAACCCAAACGCAAAGCTGCAAAGAAGTCACCGCTGCCGAAAAAGCCGCCGGCGAAAAAGTCTAAACGCAAACCCGCGCGCAAGCGCAAACTGAAAGGAACCTGAAATGTCAGGCAAAGATTTATGGGTTGTGTCAGATGACCGCCATCCATTTTTCAGTGGTATGCTGGTGGTGGAACAAGGCAAATATAAACCCGGGCGGTGTCAGCACCCAGCCCGAAATTGTGTTATTTGCTATGGCACCGCTGCCAGGTTGACGGTTCATGCTGAACAGCGGGTTGACCTTGCCAGGGCGCTTTTGCAGGATAGTGGGCTGGTTATCGTCAGGCCGGCGAAAGGCGTTCCTGTGCCGGCATTGCCGGAAGGCCAGGTGCCTGTTGTGGGTTCGCTGCGTGTCCCGGTGGCTGATGACTGACATCCAGCACATCAACCCATCCGACCTTATCGACACCGCCGCCATCGCCGAAGCTGTCTGGCAGTCAGGCTGGCGCCTCCCCGATAAACTCACCGTTTCCGAATGGGCCGATGCCAACCGAATACTTGACGAACGCGTCTCCGCCGAACCCGGCCCCTGGCGCACGTCTCGCGTGCCATATATGCGCGAAATCATGGACGCTTTTTCCGACCCACGCGTCGAACGCATCACCATGATGTTTGCCACCCAGCTCGCTAAAACCGAATGCCTGCAGAACATGAACGGCTATGCCGTGGACCAGGACCCCGGCCCCATCCTCTGGGCGTTCCCGCGTCGCGACGACGCTAAAGATTTCAGCAAAAACCGCATCGCCCTCATGTGGGACGACGCCAAGTGGGATGAAGCCAAAACGGGCCGGGCGCATGACGCAACGGTTTTCACGGTCAAGATGAAACGCTGCATCATCCATTTTGGCTATGCGGAATCCCCGCCGACGCTTTCGTCGCACCCCATCCGCTACGTGTTCAAAGACGAGTTGGACGAATGGCGGCGTTCCACCACCGACGGCAAATCTCCCACCGACATGGCCGATGAACGTACAAAAAACTTTTGGAACCGCAAAATCGTTGAAGCCGGCAACCCGACCACGCAGTTCGGTAACATCTACCTTGCCTTTGCCGGCGGTGACCGCAGGCATTATATGGTCCCATGCCCGCATTGCGGCAAGTTCCAACAGTTTGTTATGCCTCAAGTCAAATGGGACCCGGCTGATAAAGACGACCCGGACCGCATACGCACCGCGCGGCTCGCCTGGTATAAATGCGAATACTGCAACCGGCGCATTGACGACGGCCACAAACCCGCCATGCTGGCCCGCGGCGTCTGGGTGCCGGAAGATGCCTCGTTTGACATCGACAGCGGCGCTCTGCTGACGCACAAATCCATGACCCTGCACGCCACCTATCAGCTTTCGTCCATTTACTCGCCATGGGTTTCGTTTTCCGAGGTTGCGGCGGGGTTTATCAAAGCCACCGCGACCAGCGAAATCACGTTGCGCAACTTTATCAATAACTGGCTGGGCGAAATATGGCAGGAAGACACGGAAGAAGTTCACCCGGGCTGGTTTGAATCGCTGAAAATGGACTATCCCCGCGGCGTCGTGCCGGAACCCGTCTGGGCTGTTGTTGCAGGTGTCGATGTGCAAAAAGGCCACCTGTATTATGTCATTAGAGGCTTTGGCGCAGATCTCGAAAGCTGGCTTATCCAGGAGGGTACGGTGGAAAGTTTCGGCGAGCTGGAAGACGTCACCTTTCGCCGCACATTCACCCGCACCGACGGTGTCCAGCTCCGCCTTGCCGTCCAGGTCCTTGACATGCAGTACCGCACCGCGGAAGTTTACGACTACTGCCGCGCCTGGCCTGACGCATTCCCGGTGCGTGGCGCAGAAGGTTACAATGTCAATGTGCCGTGGAAACGTTTCAGCGTCGACCGATACCCCAACTCATCTAAACCCATCCCCGGCGGCCTCACGTATTACCAGGTATGGTCGCACTACTGGAAGGACCGCCTGCAGAAAAATATCTCCACTCCGCCCGGTGCCCCGGGCCGCTTCAACATCCATCGCGACATCACCGACGATTACGTCGCACAAATGACCGCCGAAAAGAAAATTTCGCCCGTCAACCCCAAAACCGGCGTGGCCGAGCCGGAATGGATCAACCCCAGACACCGCCCAAACCACTTCTGGGACTGCGAAACCTACGCACTTGCCGCCGCAGAAGAACTTGTGCGCATCCGCACGCTCACCGCTGACCCGCATAAACCCCAGCCGCAGCCGCAGCAGAAGCGCAAACGGGGCGGAAACTGGATGGACCGCACCGAAAACTGGTTAACTCGGTGACATCGTACAATAACACCGGTGGGTCATGGCTGCCAAAGCCATCACGCCGCAAAATATCCACGCTTTCCTACCAGGTACTCGTTTGCAGGGAATGTGGTGGCAAAATGCAGGTCGCCCGCACCGACGGACCCATCCGCCACATGAAGTGCGCAAAGTGCGGCCGCATTGTCAAAGTAATCGAAAAAACACACGCTATTTGATGTTTATTGCTAGATTCTAGCATCAACCCACCCTTTTAGTGCTCATTACCCCCGATATATGGTTATGGCTGGGTTGTCTGTGCAACCACCGGGACGGCCGGTTTTAGGGTTTTTGCCTATGGCCGCCAGTGCACAGACGATTATAGACAACATTGATGATGCCATCGCCGCCTATATGGCCGGCGGCGCCATCCAGTCATATAGCGTCAATGGACGCAACCTCTCCCGCTGCTCTCTGTCTGAACTTAAAGAACTTCGCACCTATTACGTTTCCGTTGCTAACGCCGGCACGTCAACACGCTCACTCGCAGGTTATCGGAGTCCGCGATGACTGAATGGGCGATAAAGGAAAAACAGCGTGGGCGTGGTAAAGGCGTTGTGCAGGCTTTCAATACTGCCGCGCGTGATGCTATCGCATCGGAAGGCTGGTTTGATAAAGCCCTCGCACGCATCGCCCCGGTAACTGCCTCTCGCCGCCGCCGTGCGCGCATCACTAACAACCTCATGGCTTCCGCTTATGACTCAACGTCAGGCCGGCGCGGCCTGAAAAACTGGACCCTTTCGTCAGGCGACGCCGACTTCGACACACTCAATGACCTTGGCACACTCCGCCGGCAGGCCCGCAAGTTGGAACGCACCAACTCCATCGCCGCCGGTTACATTCACCGCCGTAATATCAATGTCGTCGGCACAGGCATTTTGCCGCAGGCATGGCCGGATAAAGAAGCCTTGGGGCTCACTGACGAAGCGGCGCGCAAATACGAAATACAGGCCGACCGACTCTGGGCCCGCTGGGTTCCTCACGCTGACTTTTATAACGAACTTGATTTCAACCAGATACAAAGTCTTGTTGAACGCCGCATCACCGTCGACGGCGATGTAATAGTCCTGCGCTCATATTCCGACTTTCCCGCCAACCGCTCGCTTGGGTTGGCCCTCCAGGTCATAGAATCCGACCGCCTGCAATCCCCACATAACCATGACACCGCGAATATCCGCGGCGGCGTGGAAAAAGACGACCAGGGCAGGGTTATTGCTTACCACCTCGCCGACGTCCACCCCGGCGACACGCTGAAATTCAGCGGCAAAACCCACACTGAGCGCATTCCGGCTTATGACAAATACGGTCGCCGCACTGTTTTCCATCTCAAGCATATCATCCGCCCGAACCAGTCACGCGGCATTACCGCGCTTGCCAGCATTATCACCAAGCTGAAAGAACTTGAGAATTACGATGAAGCCGAACTGGTGCGCGCCCGTGTCGCCGCCTGTTTTGCCGCGTTTATTTATTCGGAAGACCCCCAGCGGTCTTACGTCGGCCGCACCGATGACACGGATTCTTCCGGCGCCGGCGTTGACACACTCGAACCCGGCATGATCGAACACCTGCTGCCAAATGAAAAAGTCACCTTCGGCCAGCCCGCCGCCCAGGGCGCAACTTACGACGCATTTATCGAACGCAACCTGCGCACCATCGCCGCCGGCCTCGGCATCAGTTACGAATCCATGATGTCGGACTTCAACGATGTCAACTATTCTTCCGCCCGCACAATCCTGCTGGAAGACCGCCAGTTTTATAAATTCCTGCAGCAATTCCTCATCCGCAAATTCTGCCAGCCCGTCCGCGACCTGCTGCTGGAAGAAGCCTTTCTCACAGGCCAACTCACCGGCGTGCGTGACTTCTACGCCGACCCCGACCCCTGGACACGCGCCATGTGGACGCCTCCTGGCTGGTCATGGGTGGACCCGGTCAAAGAAGGCCAGGCCGCGCAGCTACGCATACAGAACGGCATTTCCACTCTCGCCATTGAATCCGCCGCAGTAGGCGGGGACTGGGAAGCCAACCTGGAACAAATAGCCCGTGAAATGAAGAAAGCAAAAAAGCTCGGTATAACGCTCCCGGGTTACCAGGACCCCGAACGCATCAGCTCAAACACAGGAGATAAAGACGATGGAAAATAGGCGCATTGCCTCATCGGACGCGTATATCGGTTTTTCAGCCCCCGTGCAAATACAGGCTGCCGCTGCAGATAGCGGCAAAAAGCCCTCGTTCACCATGAATATCTACAACGGCGGCGAAATGAACGTCGCTTACTGGGGCCGCACAGTCGTTGACCTCCCGGGCGTTACCGCCAAAGACCGCATCCCCATCCTGGTGTCGCATGACCGGTACAACGTCGATTCCATCGCAGGCTACTCAACAAAAGTCACCATCGGCGCTGACGGCATCGAAATCGAAGGTGTTCTGTCAAACGCTACCGATGGCGGTGTAAAAGTCGCCCTCCTCGCCGCCGACGGCTTTCCCTGGCAGGCTTCTATGGGCCTGGCGCCTACCAAAATCGAAGAAGTCGACGAAGGCGCGTCTGCGGAAGCCAATGGCAAAACATGGGAAGGCCCGGTCACCATCATCCGCGCCGGCAACCTCAATGAAGGATCGTTTGTGCCTCTCGGCGCAGATAGCTCAACCTCAGTCAAAATTGCTGCCGGCGATGGCGCCGGTGAGCTTGATGTCCAGGTACTGTCCGCAGCTCGAAAGGAGACTGATATGACGGACAAAAATGAGCAGACTCCCGCACCAGCGGCAGAACCTGCTATCGCCCCGGTTGCCGTAACCCTCGACAGCCTCAAGGCGTCCCAGCCGGAACTTTGCAATCAGCTTGTTGCTGAAGGTAAAAAGTCCGGTATCGATGAGGGTATCAAGGCCGAACGTGAACGCATCGCGGAAATACACGCCGCCGCTTTCACCGGCCAGGACGAACTGGTCGCCGAACTGGTTTCCGAAGGTGTCTCGGTCGTAGACGCGGTCAAACGCATCAACGCCGCCGCCAAGGAACAGCTTGGCACGTCGCTGGAAGAACTCAAAGCCGGCGCGGCCCCTGCAGTTGGCCAGCCCGCCAGTGATCTGGACCAGTCGACGGAAGGTGCACAGCCGGAAGTCGACCAGGTTAAAGCCGAATTGCTGAAAAAGTGGGATGACAGCCCTTCCCTCCGTAAGCAGTTTGGCGTGGATGCCTCCGCAACCGCCGCAGATGCAGAAGATCGCAAACGCATCTACATGGCGAGCGAAGGCTACGTGGAAACCCCCGCAAAGGCCGCTGACGGCAAATAGCCGTCTGCGCTATGAAAGGAGCTCGCAATGACAGCACTTACTCAGAACACCCCGCTTAGTCGCGGCTTTGGTAATACCCAGGCATACCCGGTCAAAGCCGCAACGACCATTTACGAAGGTGCCCTGGTCATCATGGACATTTCCGGGAACGCTCTGCCGGCAGCCGCCGGTGGTGGCGTTTTCATCGGCACTGCGTCGGCGAAAGCCAACAACTCCACCGGTGTCGCCGGTGCCATCAACGTCGATGTCTATTCCGGCCAGTACCAGGAACTCCGCACGCTCACAGGCGTTGCAAAAGCTGATGTCGGCCGCCCGGTCTACGCCAGCGACGACGCAACGCTCACCTTCGACCCCACCGGCACCAGCGCCGCAAACATCGCCGTCGGTTTCGTCCAGGCATACACCACGACCAACACAGCGTGGGTCCTGATGGACACAACCCTCGGCACCAAGCTCGCCCCGGTTGGTAACAAGGTCGTGTTTTTCGACGACTTCCTCGGCAATGCCACCATCGCAGACAGCTCCATCTGGAAAACCGTTGACGTCGGTGACGCCACGGAAGCCATCGTGGCCGCAACCCACCTCGGCGAATTCGCACTCACCATTGCCGCAACATCCGAAGCCGAAGATGCTGTGTTGTACTTCGGTGACTCGTTGAACTTCGACATCGATAAGCTGGAAACGTTTGAATGCCGCGCCAAAGTCGTAACACCTGGCGCAGGCGTTGCGGTCGTTCTCGGCATGGCGTCCGCGCACAACCTGGATAAAGACACCGTCGCAGAGGCAGCGTGGTTTAAGTGCGATGCCAACCTCGCATGCAAATGCGAAACCGACGACGGCACCAACAACGAGGATGACAAAACCGCCGACACGCTGGTCACCGCCACCTATTACGACTTCCTCATCGACTTCCGCGACACCGCCGATGTCAAGTTCTACCTTAACGGCGTGGCCGTCGCGACCGGCACCACGTTCGACATGTCCAACTTTACCACCGGGCTGCAGCCGTACTTCTCGGTTGATAAGCCGTCCGGCGCAACCACAGGTTCCCTGACGATTGACTACGTCAGGATTGTCAGCCAGCGTTAGACGCCGGCCTGAATGAAAGGAGTTCCACATGGCTTCTCGCCTCGCACTAGATGACAAAGGCATACTCGGGCTCATGCGGCTGGCGTTGGAAGGTATCGACCCCATGCCGTTGCGCGCCGCAATGTGTGCTCACATCCCCACCGTAGCAAACGGTGAAACCATCCGCATCCTTGGCGCCGTGCCAGGAATGCGCGAATGGATTGGCCCCCGCACCGCCAAAGGTCTCCGGACCGACAGCATTACGGTCAGTCTCAAGAAATATGAAACTACCGTGGATGTTGACGCCGCCGACCTGTTTTACGATAAAACAGGCCAGGTGCAGGAAGCCCTCGGCGACCTCGCCAAGCGAGCCGAAGAAAAATGGCTCGGCCTCATCATGGATATGGTTCTCTACTCCATCGATGACACCAAAGGCACCTGCATCAGTGGCCAGTACCTGGTCGACACCGACCATGTCATCGGCGGCAGTGGCACCATCAACAACGACCTCACGTCCTCCGAGGTTGGTGCGCTGAACGTCGGTACTGCCAATGATTGGACTGCCGACGAAGCTGCCAAAGCCATCATCGGCATGATCAACTACATGGCGACGTTCAAAGACGACCAGGGCGAACCCTGCAACGAATCAGCCCGTGATTTCCTGGTGTTGACGCCCATGAACCTCTACGGCGCCGCCAAACAGGCTGTCAGCCAGAACATGCTCAACACCGGCGCCGGCACCTACGACAACCCGTTGAAGGCGTTCGACTGGAACATCGACGTCACCGGCAGTCCCAGGTTGACCGACGATGACTTCTTCTGGGTCGTTCGCAAGGACTCCCGCGCAAAACCGCTGGTCAGCATGGCCCGCGGCGGCGATGACTACATGCTGAAAGGCACCACGTCGGATTACTACTTCGACAACGATGCCGTTCAGGCAGGGGTCAAAGCCGAGCGTGGCATGGCTTACGGCGATCCCCGCGCCATCGCCGGCGGTCTGCTCTCATAACCGCTTATTACGCCTGTTCCGGGTCGGTGCATGCCGGCCCGGGGTGGCGTGGAAAGGTGATAACATGCCAGTCGAACTCATTATGAAATGCAACCGCCGTGTCAAACGCAACGGCGTTGATGTCCTCGTAAAACCCGGCACTGTCGTCGGCAGCGTTAAGCTCAACGGTGAACTTGACGGCCACAGCGTTAGTAAAGCCGTCACGAACAACGAAATCGCCGTGAGGGTGCTCGCCGATGCCGTTGTCAACGCAGATCCCGTCAAACCGGTTGCCGCTGTGCCGGACCCCGCCGAATCCGTCAATGCCGTGCCGCAACCTCCCGTTGTTGCCGCTGTGCAGAAACCTGCACCTAAACCCGCGCGCAAGCGCAAATCTGCGAAAGCTAAATAAGGTCCGCCGGCGTGACGCTAAAAGACCTCATGGCAGATGATATGGCTGTGCTCATCAACACTGATGAATTCGCACAGGATGTCACATACACGCCTGACGGCGGCACCGGCCGCACCATTAGCGTTGTGTTCAACCAGGCTTCCGATGTCCCGGTATTCAGCGAAAACGGCGAAGACGACCGCAAAAGTGGCACCATCTTTGCATCAACCGACGCCACCACCGGCGTCGGCTCGTCGCCGTCAACCGATGATACTTTCACTATCGGCGGCAATACCTGGCACGTCACCGCAATATCGGACATCGATGACGATGCCGTAACACTGGAAGTTGTCCGCATTATCCCTGTTTCCCGGCATCGCTCGGGTTATCGCACCCACAATGAATGAAAGGTGAAACGATGAAACGTACTTTGAAATTGGTTTATGTTGCGCTGGGGTTGGTGCTTGTGCTGGCATTCAGCATGTCGCTGTTTGCCGGTATCGCCGGCGCAGAAGAAGCCGCCGCCCCTCCCGCTTCCCCCGGCGTTATGGCCACGCTCATCATCGGCCTGGCCACCGTCATCGGTTCGGTTCTGGCGGCCCTGGCGGCGAAAGCCGTTGCGGCGCTTACTGACATGCTGCAGGCCAAAGCATCCTGGATGATGTCGGAAGAGCGTGCTGCCAAAATAAATGACACCGCCGCCACCATCGTCGCCGCCATTGAACAAACGGTCGTCAAAGAAACTAAGGCCGCGGTGGACCACGATGGACATCTGTCTACATCTGAAGCTAAAGGCATCGGACGGGCTGCAGTTGCAAAGCTGAAAACGTCGCTGCTGGCACAGTTCGGCATCGCACTATCAGACGACGACGCGTCGGACTACATCGAAGCTGCAATTCTGGAAATGAAAACCGCGCTACCTACCGGATAGTGTCGTTTCACCCGGGGGGGTGGCCACCGCGCCGGTCGCCCCCCATCTCTTACTGAGAGAGGGTATTGTGGATGAGCCGGAATATAGGGAAATCCCAGTTGGCAACTGGGTGTATTTTGTGCCAGCGGAATATTTTCTTGACCACCATACACCACATGAATGGGACTTGCTAATCACCGGTTGCCGTAACGTGCCAGTAGAAAGGGCCGACAATGGCGGAAAAAAACGGGAGTAGCTTTGCCGTAAAAATCAGCGTTGGCAGCGCCATCATTGTCGTCACGGCGATCGTAGGTGTAATGCTGTATCTCGGCGACATCGAACGCTGCAACGCCGAACAAACCAAAGACATTTATTACGGCGCCACACGCACTGATGACCAGGAAGCCCGCATCCGCAAGCTGGAAGAATACATTGCCGAATCCCGTGAACAAACCCGGGAAATCCGTGAACAGCGCTCAATCTTGGACCGGATCCTGGACACCGTGGAACGGCGTGGCCAATGAAAGCCTTTTTCGCCGGTGTAATGAAACTCGTGGACTTTTTCACCCGCATCATGGATGCCGTCAAGGAAAAACGCCGCAAAGCCCGCGAAACCAAACGCCGCAAAAAAGAAGCTGAATACCGCGAAAGATATGCGAGGCGTAGATGAGAAGCTATTTCATCATGGCATTGATCGCATTGGCAGTCATTGCTGCCTGCCTGTGTGGTTGCGCGCATGATGAACTGGCTCCGCCGCCGGCCGGCTGGGCGCCCACGGTTTATTATTTGTTCCCTGGTGAACCTGCGCCGGTTGAAGGCCCGCAGTTTACCGAATCCGACTACGAACGCATGCAGGCGCAGCGCGACGCGCTGAAAAAGCAGCTCGCCGATCTGGTCGCGGGGGTCGCGGAATGAAAAAGAAGCTATCTGTACATCCTGACGGAACCATTTTGGGCGTAGTGCCCGTTGACCATGTATGGGGCCCACGTGATCTTGAAGGTGGCCGGTATCAGAAGAAGATTGATATGCCAAGGCCAGCTATTGAACACATGCGCAAGAGACGTATGCATATTGATAAATCCGGTAAGTTCGCAATGCTTCCAGAGGAAGAATGGCCGGAAACGCTTCAAGCCAAGCAGGAACTATTTGAAAATGACAAAAGCAAGCTCAAGGCGCAGATAGATGAAGGCAAGTTTACTGAAAACCCTGACGGCAGTTACAATCTTCAAAAGGTTGTTGCAGACCTTATACAAAAGAAGGTGCTGTAATGGCACATGATTATGCTTACAGCATAGCCACAGATGGCTCAAAAGATTTTACTATTTATGCAAACCTTAATGCTCAGATGGTTACTGACTGGGGTCTTGACAACTTTGATGCAGAGGTCAAGGTGTCAGTTTATAACACTGGTGATTTTACTGACGAATGGGTTGTGACAGCCACGTTAAACCCAACCCTTGCATACCCACTTGTAATCGAGGCTGCTGCTGGTCAATCCCCAGTCATAGACGCT